CTTGGTCCTTTACAGCAGTGTTCTGACCCCATTCTTGAGTTTACTTCAAGTATTGCTTGGGTATTCCTTCTGATGTAAAATTTTCTGTCGATTATCACACTGCCTATAAGCGTTTGGCCCATTGCGATTCTATCACGTGTGAAGCTGTGATGCTTGCCAGTTACAATACTAAAGAAGCTGATGCTATTGGTTTGTCAATGGGCTATACCTTTTACCCTCGCTCTACTCGTAATGGTCCTTTGCTTCCGATGTCAACCTTTTATGGTACTGTTCCTAGTGTTAATGGTTTTCCTATTTCATCAAAGTATGTTACCACTAGTTTCCTTACGAATGTTTTCGTTAATCCTTGGCAAAGTATTTGGATTAAGCCGGAGCCATCCCTAGGGATGGGTGGCCTTCTAGTGAGTTCGCTTGCTAGTTTCTCTCAACGCACACTCTGGATTCCTGCAATGCCGTCACGCTTTCGCTCTAGATCCGTCGGCCAGACCGGTGGCACAGCCACCTGGAATGGTGTCGGATCGATCGGGCCGGCCACTTCTTCGTGGACGACCTCTGAGGATTGCACTGACGTAGTTGGCAACTATGGGGGGAGCAACCCTTTCCTACTAAACCGCACTTCTAATTTCGTGTGGTCCATGTCGGGGAGGAGCGCTCCTTCAGCGAGTTCCTGGATGTACAATGGTTACGTACGCACAGGGACCCCTGGCTCCTTCTTAGGAGCAACCAGTTCGGAGCCGACTGACAACGAGTCCTTATCTGAAGCTTTAGCTCGGACGAACCCGAACCGGTCTCATGTAGACGGTTTGGTCTTCTTAGCTGAACTTCGCGATATTCCGAGACTTCTCCAATATTTCGCGCACATCGGGTTTAAGGCGTTTCGTGACAAACCGATAAGGTCTGTTTCCGAAGCGTACTTGACCTGGGAGTACGGAGTAAAGGCGATGATGTCGGATGTCGTAAAGGCCCTAGATTTCGTCAATCATACGGAAAAACGTTTCCGTGAACTGAAGAATCTTCAGGCCTCCAAGACTGGACTCCGCAGGATTTGGACTACATGGAGAGACGAGTCGCTCGGGACGCCAACGAATATCGTGGCTACCGGGCTATACGCAGAAGCCAACGTGGTAAGATACCAAGTTGGCACTATTCGGCGTAAGTGGGTATCCACAAGATGGATTCCCCAGGTCGATCTCTCCAGTTTCTCTGACGACGAACTCCGACACAAGGCAAATCGCATTGTGTTCGGCACAGACTTAAGCTTCGCCACATTGTGGGAAGCTATGCCGTGGTCGTGGCTTATCGATTGGTTTAGCAACGTCGGGGACATTATGTCCCAGACTCGCAACACCATCCCGGTAAAGCACGATGGGTCGTGCGTCATGAGGAAGGCCATCCATCGGATGAAGAGCGCAAAGCTCATATCCGGCCCCGGGCTTCATATAGCCTGGTGCAAGCCAGGGTACGGTCAGCGTATTCAGCTGAGACGTACCCCGATGGTCTTCGGTCCATTACCAGAGTTTAACCTTCCATTCCTTAATGGAAGACAACTGTCCATCCTTTCTGCCCTTGGGGTACTGAAGTTTGGACCCCGATGAAGTAGAAAGGACTATCGATGGCTTTCGCCAAACCGCTCGTGATTGTTTATGGAGCAGGGAATAAAACCCTGCAACTGATCAATCAGGATTCCTACGGCGCGGAGTATTATCTCCGTGAGGCTACCCAAGAGTTCCGGGTGAAAATCCGGCACTCGCGGGAAAACCCCACCGCCAACGGTCAGATGGAACGCCACAATGTGGAGTTCACTCGAACCGTCTTCGGCACGTCGGGGGCTCCGGACACTGTCCAGCAGGCGTACCTGGTTTACAGGCACGACTATCGGGACTCTGCCACGGATGCCGCTGAGATCGGGGCTTCGTTGACCACTCTGATCAATGAAGCCGCATTCAACGATCTCTCGGCCTGGATGTCGTAATTCCGACATCCCGAGCAGTCGGTTCTGAGGGGGTGACTCCCCCCCAGGGCTTGGTTAGCGAGAGCGAGGTTCGTCAGTGACATGGAGAAATCCAGTGCCCACAACGAATAATCGCCTCGATACCACCATCGACCTTGCAGCGTGCATGTCTGCCATCCTTCTGGATGTGCAGAATACATACCCGCAAGACCAGCTGCAATGTATGCGTGATAGCAAGCGTATACACCAGCAATCAAAGCTGAGAGGTCAACCGTTCTTTACGGTTGAACTCCCAAGGCTAGGGAAGGCATTAGATGCTTCCCTCGACCTCGGCCGCCTTGACCTGTCGGGCGTCGCTCATTCACGAGGACGCTCTCCAGGCTCCAAGATCCCTAGACTATTCCAGGGGCTTTGGGCGCGGATATTCAGCGATGATGGTTGTCTACGGGAGAATGCCGATGCTACTGCAGTCCATCTTCTACGGACACTACTTTATGTGTTTAAGAAGTTGGAAGTGGAGGCACCGCGGTCGACTCTATTTGAGAAAACCACGGAGTTTTTCCATGCTGAAGAGCATCTTCCGCCTGTTCCAGAGATTTGGTCCTTGGAAGCGCCATTTGATCGGGACCGGCTTGGTCATCTTTCTGACCTTGCCAGTTCTCTCATGTGGTGCTCTCCTCGGTCCGATCCTGGAAGATGGAGGGAACGGCATCTCCTTGACAAGGTACAGCAAGCCGCTGACCTTGTCGCTGCGGAACTCGGGCAGTTCTTGCCAGAGCAAATCGCAGGTAGGCACGGACCAGGCGCAGTTTCGGAGCTGCCAGCATCAAAGTACAAATATGACTTTGGTGTGTGGAGTCCGAACCTCGAAGGTCTCTTTCCGTTTGACACGTTCGCTACTGCTAACTTGTCATTCGTTGAGGACGTACATAGAGCGTGCGATATCTCCTTTGTAGAGGAGGCCTCTCGACTCATCCCTGTTCCAAAGGACCAACGCGGACCGCGGCTTATCGCTGCGGAACCGATTAGTCATCAATGGATACAACAGGGACTGGCGAGAGAAGTGCGCGCCCGTGTCGCGAAAACCAAAATAGGCCCCTGCATCGATTTCTTCGATCAAAGGGTCTCTATGGTTGCCGCCCTCGAGGCTTCTGCCTCACGTAAGCATGCGACCGTCGACTTAAAGTCGGCGTCGGATAACTTATCTTGCTATGTCGTACAACGGGTTTTCAGAAGCAATCCATCGCTTCTTAGCCTGATGAGGGCATGCAGGACGAGATTCATGCTTAACGAGTGTGATCTCAAACAGCAGCATCTGTTGCGTCTCCGCAAATTTGCTACTATGGGATCAGCCTTGACGTTCCCGATACAGAGCATTGTGTTTGCCATCCTGTGTCTCGGTGTAGGTGCCTACAAGCACCCACGCCGAGGATGGCGCTCTATAGCGAGGGACATCCGCGTCTTCGGGGACGATATAATCGTTCCCGTCGACTGGGTTCCGGATCTAGACTGGGTTTTAACCCAGCTAGGCTTGGAAGTCAACCGCTCGAAAACTTTCACGGGTTCTAATTTCCGTGAATCGTGCGGTATGGACGCGTTCCGTGGGACGGATGTAACGCCGGCCTACGTACGTCTTCCAATCCGGTATGCACGTACTCCTGATGAAGTGGCTAGCAGGCTTGATACGTCCAACAATCTCTTTCTTAAGGGATTATGGGCGGCCTCTACCTGGCTAGCGCGGACAGACCCACAGGTCATGAAAATGCCTGTGGTCCACCTCTCATCAGGGGTGTCCGGGCTAATGACCTTTACCAAGGAGACTACAAATGGAAATCGAATATTCGACAAACCACATGGTAGCTCACTTGATGCCATGGAACCAGATACGCCCCGAAGAAGAGAACAGCCCCGTAGTGGGTCTGGCTCTCGGTTCGGTCGTGTACGTTGGAACCGTGACATTCAGAGGCATGAGGTGCGGGTTTTCGTACTCAGGAAGAGAACGAAACGCACACCTCGCAGCACGGACAGTCCTCAACTCCTTCTGGAGTGGTTTACAGGCAGATGCTCCGACCTTGACGGACGAGGAACTACGTTCCGAGACCCGTTTTGGGGAGACGATCTGCGTGATCAAACCATACCAGTACGACTTGCATCCCGCCTCCGTCACCTTGTCCTTTTTCGGTCAAGGCTCGGAGTTATTTGGGGTCGCTCGTCGTCTAGCGAGCCGAGGCGCCAGACCTCTTTAAGTCTGGCATGGGTACCTCTAGAGTCTCTAGAGGCTTAAGGTAGCGAAAGCCACCTACGGG